TTTGTCGCCATGTTGGTTCGCATCCATCATCCCAGTCTAAAACATAGATTTGCTTATTAGGAAAATCTAAGGCTAATCCGCTTTTAACTGTCTTAGGTTCTCCCCAAATACCGCAGATTAATCTGTTATTTCTTCCGAGTCGTTCTTCTGTTTGTTTCGTCAATTTGCTTTGAAAGGCCAACACTCTTGCGTTGTTGATTACGCCTTCATCTACTGCTTTCTTCTTATTGTTATTGCTTGTTAATCCCATAATATCACCATTCCGTTATTAGTTCTTTATTCAGTATTTCTAGTCTCTTTCCTTTTAGGCTAGACCACGCCCGAATAAGCGTGTTTAGGTCCGTCGAAGACTTACATACATATCTACACTCTTTTGTGCCAATATGTAATTTAGTCCAATAAGTTCCTTCTTCTTTGTCATTCTCTTTCCAAGTTACAAAATCAACCGTTTGCAGGTCAATGAGATAACTATTTGCTTTTAGTAAATATCTATTTTCTTTTATGTCTTCCATTTTAAATCCCTCCAAAGGGATAGGCTTCGCACCTATATGACCGTCATTAACGCCAACGGCTACACATTGTTTGATTAGTTAATCAAAACCAGTCGAAATCCTCTTCGACAGGTTGCGATACTTCGACAGCAGAACCATGCTTAATTACACAGTAAATGCCAGCAACATTGATAGTTACAGGCTCAACGCCCTCATCAGTAGTTCTTTGACTAGTTCGGCCAGCAACAATGACTGATGAACCAATACCGAAATCTAATTTCAAGTGGCTAGGAATCCAACAAGTTGTAATTCCATCACTTTCATAATCTAGTTCAGCATTAAGGTCGGTAATGTTAATAATTCTGTTACCATTCTTTGTAGGAGTCATATTCATATTACAGACTGTACCATCTGTAATTACAAATCGCTCCTTAGAAGGTAATGCCTGTCGGTTAATGTGAGCCTTATTTAACTCAACAAGAGGAACAAGGTGTGAATTAAAGTTGTTTCTTAGACATTCTTCAAAGTCAAAGTCCTTCATGTCTCTATACAAGTCATTTTCAGTGTCCATATCGGAATTCATGGTTAGCGAATCAAAGGTCATTTGCTTCGCACCATAAATATCAGTTCCATTAGAACCAAGAACGCACAAGAAATGACACCATTCAAAACTGTTTGGTGCAAAATCTACCCCGCCTTGATTCTTGTAAGAGAAGTAATAAGGTTTCATTTCACCAGTTCCCAACGAACCATAGAAAACACCGCTTCTTCGCATTTGTTCAGGCGGAAGAGGCTTTCCGTAGTTATTGTTCTTACCACCATTCATATAGACAGCAGTAGCATCCAAAGGAATATAGAAACGACCATCTTCTGTTTCTTCTGCACCCGAAGGCAAAGTAGTAACAGTCTTTTCTTCATATTCATTATTGTGATAGCGAGATACAACCCACTTACCGAGAGCATTTTGATTAGCAACGGCAACAATACCCTTTTCTAGAGCATTGTCGGCATCACGAATAAACTCTTCCTTTGCTTTCATTCTATTCCAAGCCATCATATCTCTTGGTGCATCTAAAGAAACAAAGAAACCAAATGCTGCTTTGTAAAAAGAGTCATCGCTTCCACTTTCTGTTGTTGTTTCTGATTGCTGGCTTCTCTTAGCATTAGCCACAAAGTTACGCCAAAGACCCTTACTAATCGGGTTTGTCATTTCGATGCTGTTTTCCGAGCAAATCTCTTCAAACTTAGCCATACCTTCTTCTGCTGTGAGTCCAATGACTTCAGCACCTTTCATAATTTCATTTTTCATATTTTCATCCATGTTATTCACTTCCGTTTATTTTTGTTTTGTTCAATTCTATGATAGTTGTCCTATCAGCCAAGAGGCTAATACTTTTGGAGTCATAGTGGTTGAACGCCATTCGCTTTCTCCAATAGTTCTAAGGATTTTAAATTTTAGTGTATTTTCTAATTCTGCTTTAATTACAGCATCATGTAGTCCAATACAGATTTCACGAATGGAAAGCCCATCGTGTAGTAAATCGTGTATTGAGTTTAGAGCAAGGCTATTCTTATTTACAATTTTCATTAATAATTTATTATATTCGTCTAAACCAATATCAATTTGAGTCTTAAGGGTGGAATTGCTGGCTTTAGCCGCTTGTAGTTCCGTAATCGCCCTCCGCATATCACCATTCATAGCATATATAAAGGAGTCCAGTTCTTCTTGAGAGTATTTACTTATACCTTCTCGTTGGAGAATTGATAGCAATACTTGTAGGATTGCCTCATTAGAGAGAGGCTTAAAGTGGTAATTTGCACATCTACTTTGTAGGGCAAAGATAATCTTATTTCTATCATTACAAGTAATAACAAAACGAACATTGTTCGCATAACGCTCCATAATTCTCTTCAGCGCATTTTGAGCATCTGTTGTCATACCGTCCATTTCATCTAGCAATACTATTCTAAATGGAACACCGCCGATAGTTCCGCTTTGTGCTGCATTTTTAATGGTTGTTCTAACATTTTCTAAACGCCTGTCATCCGACGCATTTACTTCTATAAAATTATCTTGGAAGGCATCTCCTAAGATTTCTTTTGCTATAACTAATCCTGCTCCTGTTTTACCATTTCCCGGATTTCCGTATAGTAAAAGATTAGGCATATTCTTTTCTTCTATCCAACCGATAGCATCTAAATTAAAGTGTTCTTGTCCTATAATTTCAGTTAGTTTATTCGGTCTGTATTTTTCTGTCCATAACATTTTTATTCCTCCATATATTTGTGCTAGTTACTTTACACCAGCCAATCTTTTCAAATCTTTTGTTTCTAAGTAACTGTCCTATTTGATTATAAGTGAATGAGTTCCCTCTCTTTGTGGGGATTCCTCGCTCAAGTTCAGCCATTATTTCTTTACAAGTCATTTCCTTACCTTGTAAAATATTTTCTATTTTATATACTAGTTTTCTAGTTCTCAAAAGAAATCCCCCAAAGAAGTTTGAGTGATTTTAATTGGGTCGGTTTTTCTTTTTCTTCTTTTTTCGCCTATTTTAAGGAGACGGCATTCTCCATTATTCAGTTTCTTTTTAGCATGTTCTTTGAAATCATCATCCATAAAAAGTTGCTGTAAGACTTTTGGGTTTTTAACGCCCAGTCTTCTTGATAGTTTAGGTATTTGGGAATACTTCCTCCTTATTGGCATATTCAGTCTATCAAAGGAATTACCTCCATGAGAATAAGAAAGCATCTCATAGAAGTATCTTTGACTCCAACGACGCTTTACTACACCATCAACAAAAATTAATCTGTTAGGGTGCATATTTTCTACCAGCCAAGATAGTATCTGTGTGTCGGATGGCTTATTGAACAATAATAATTCAGCCATTAAGTCTCTATTCTTTTCTTTAAGAAAGCCCCTTACTAATGAATAAGTATCACGCTCAAACGAAAAGGGACTTACTGAATGAGGGGCGGTTTCTTCAATATGCTCCCTTAAGTAATTCTTAGAACCTGCCCTTTTAATCTTACACATTTCCTTTATTTCCTTAGGAACTGATTTTTCATTAATAGAAGTCAATACTACTTGGCCTGTGTAGTTCCTGATTATATTCAAGATACTATCTTTGTCTGGTTTATAGTGAACATCCTCAATAATAATTCCATGCTCCACTGGAAATGAACCTATGTCAAAATCAATATCATTAGCATATAGAATAAGGGGCTTTTCCACAAATGTAAGTGCTTTGGTTGATTTACCTGTTCCTGTTTTACCTGTTACTAATATTGTTCTATTGTTATTTAGTGTAGTTAATCCCATTAAATTACCCCTTTTAATTCAAAAATTCTTTCCATTCCTTCTGCGGTTTTATGTTTGTGATTGGATATTAATTCTACTAGTTCCCTAAACTCTACCCACTCGCTTTTAGCATGAGGTAAATTTTCAGGAACTAGTTCTGTTAATTTAAACAGGTTCTTAATTCCTCCGATTTTAAGAATCGGCTTCGGGCGGCTTTTACTTTCCTTTTGTTTAATACTACAAGTGATTTGATGTTGCGCTAAACTCCTATTAACTCCTTCAAGGAAAATAGAGTCTGCTCTCATTACTAATTTAAGTCTTACTCTATACCCCATGAGAGAATCAACGGCTCTCTCTATATTAAAATCTACCTTAGAAGAACTAAGCAGAATCCCAATTAGCATTTCTTTGCTGAACATAAAATCAGTCCTCTATGTATTCAATATTTGAAGGCCAATAACCTATTGGCGCAGTGTTGGTTTCTAACCAAAAGAAATGGGCTGGTGTTAAACGACTGTCGCCTCTTTCAATAGCACTTCTATCTGCATTTGTAATAAGATTGGTTATCGCAGTTTCCACCCATTCTGATATAAAATACTTTGCTTGATTAGATACTTGTAAGTCAGTGTTCTCTTTGATTAACTGAGTTACATTGATTTTAGTCGTAGGCTTATGTTTTTCAGCAGGAGGCCTTTCGGGTTTAATTATTTTACCGTCCTTAACAAAGGGACAATATTTTTGTAATACTAATTTGGGCCTACCCTGTTCATGCAGAATGTTCTTTAAATGAGCATAACCCTCGCTATCTACTCTAATACATCTGTATGTAATTGTATCTATAATTGTCATCTGTCCTTGTTCAATCATTCTCCATCCCTCGCTTGTTCTAGTACCGCTTTAATTAAAGAAATCTCTTGACCTTGTTCGAGGAACGCTAACGCAGTTAAAAGAATCTGCTTAAACCTTTCTTCCTCCTTAATATCTACTTGGGTTTTAAGCCCTAGATGCTGGATAATTTTCTGTTTTGCGTTCTTTTTCTGGTAATTAAATTCACCCTGTTGGTGCATAAGAATGTGCCTCCTTTGGTATAAAGAAGTCATATGACAAGCCGCTACTGTTAGGCTAGTTTTACACTGTCTTAATCCCGTATTAACTTGCCTCATAGACATTTCTGATATTTTATGAGTTTTACCGAATGGTCCGGCCATATATTTAGTGTCCCACTTTGCTGCTCTTTCATCTGCTTTCATTCTAATCTCTCCACATCTTCTAAGGTATTAATATCGAAGACGAACTTATCATCACGAATACGGACACATCTTGGGAACCTTAGACCCAAATTGCCTTTTTCATCTCTTGAAACCAAATCAGCCTTTATTTCTAATACGACTACTGGTAAAACAGTGAACAGCCCGTCATCAAATGCTTCCACATTCCTACGCAAAATGTTGGTTAGATTAACCAAATCCGCATCCGAGAATCCTGTTCCGCACCATCCGACTGAATGATAACCATTATTAGCCCTCACTCCTAATTGATAAGTGCCGAAAACATTGGCTCGCTTTCCTTCGCCGTACTTAGCGGCAAGAACAACAACATCAAGGTTTATCTGCGGAGGTTTGTATTTAGCCCAAAAAACACTTCGTTTTCCTGATTGATATGGCTGGCTCGCATCCTTAACGATGATTCCTTCAAATCCTTCGTTGATAGCGTCATGGTAAAAAGCCATAATATCACCTTCTGTGATTCTGTGTGCTTGGTTAGGAAGGTCTTTCATACGCTCCAACCTATCAGTGTAGGATAAATCCATAACTGTTTCATTATTTAGCATAAGACAGTCAAAAATGACCCATTCTACTTTGACTCTTTCCATAGCCTCTTGGATATTCTTAGAATGAACCCTTGTTCCCATGTATTTATGTGGGGCAGGTGAGCCATTTTCTAAGATAGGGTAAATCTCTCCATCCAAAATAGCATTATTAATATCATATTCTTGAACTAATGCCACTACATCGGGAAATTGATGAGTAACAATCTTACCTTTACGATTAAAAATCATTGTCTTATCGCCTTCAATATGGATTTGATACCTGTTACCATCGTATTTGTAATCCACCACAAAATCAGTGGGCCATTTATTCATGGGAACTTCTTTAGCAAGCATAGGCTTGATGAACTTTCCGTAAGTTAAATTACAAGGAGGGTTATTACCCGCTTCATAATACTGACAAACCACTTCAACAGAATTGAAGTTCAAATGTTTCTTTACATCTGCTTGTTTCTTTCTATAATGTTTAGCAATAATCTTAGTTACCGTCCCAATGTTCATTCCATTACGGGGAGTTCTAAGCATATATCTCACAAACCATCGTCGGGCATTGGCTGACATAGCCAATACCGATTCCTCAATCATTTTAAATTCATTAGAATCAACCTTTCCACAATCCATCTCCAACAAACGAAGAACATATTGAACCGAAAAGTTCCTTTGTTTTTCTGCCGAGGAATCTAAGAAGTAGATGGCTTCTCCCAAATCGTTGTGAGCGGCCATTAGGCCTTCTATTTCATCATCAAAAACATCAAATATTTTTGCCATCCATTTCTTCGCTTTGGCTAGCCCTAAGTTATTTGCACTTAGTTCATCTTTATTTAAGATTGTTAAGACTAATGATGTATTGCTTTTCTGTGTATTAAAACTCTCCAAGTCCCGTGAAATCCGAGTTACTTGTTGAGTTTGTATCATTTGGTCTGTTGCTTGTAGCATTCTGCTCATATTTTCCCATGTCATTATTAATCACCTTTTCATTTTTATTTATTGTTATTACCAGTTCTTTTAACAGGCTACTGATTTTCCCGTCATGCTTTTCAGCATA